TTTGCAGAGGTGCCGCGCACGGCTTCCATAATTGCGGACTTGATACGTTCCATCACTGGCACGCGTTCGAGCCTTTCGGCTGCCCTGAGCGCCATGTCGGCTGCCCAGTCCATTTCGCGTTCAAAATCTTCAAACACGGAATTGATAATGTCAATTTCAGTCTGTTCACCATTGGCGTTGACCATCATGCCCACGCCCTGCTCGGGGGTGGCTGCACCCTCCTCACCCAGCAGAATCGCGTCGTGATCAAAATCCATGTTACGGGCAATAAATTCATATGCGTCGTCTGTTGACGCATCAAGATCGCAAAACAACCCTGTGCTGGTGTGAATTGGCGTGCCTTTTTCAATAGCTTCCAAAACCGACCGGCCACCAACGCTTTCATTCGCGCGGGCCACATCAATAACTTTATCAAGCAGCACGCGGCCGTTCTCACGTCGCACGTTTTCGTTATGCGCGCCAATCCAGCCGATATTGATGCCCTCGGGATCCGATGCGCTTACAAACATACCGTTGATTGTCGGATGTCCTAGTGGCGCGTAGGTGTTATTCAGCGACATAAACCCTTTTTCGATTTCCTCAGCGGGGTAGCTGATACCGTTCATCACAATGCCGTCAGGCAGCGTTGCAGACGGCACGACAATTTTGTCACGTCCGTTGCGCCGTTCACGACGGATTGCTGCCATGTTGGCGATTGTGCGGATATTGACGCGAACGTGCTTGCTCATCACTGGTCTCCTATTTCGTCAATCGGGCCGTGGCCCGTTGTTTCACGAATTTCGTCAACTGTATACACTTCGTCTAGCAACTTCTGGTTAATTGCTGCCATTTTGTCGGCGCGATCTATTTTCAAGCCCATGCTGGCCTCGGTCAGGTCCGACCAATAAACGTGCCAATCCTGTTCAGGTAAAACGCGAACAATCTCAAGTTTTTTAACCAGTGCCATGATTGTGGGGCGTGCTGTATTGGTCCGCCGTGCCATGTTGGTCCGAGACCATTCGTCGGCGTCCTCAGTGCTGGCACGCTCACCCGACTGTGACCCGACCAGAATCTTGAGCGGAATACCAATTGACGCTGCAAAGCCCTGCAACGCCACATTAAAAAATTCTTCAGGTTGCGGCAGGGTAACGCCCAGCGTCTTGGCCTTCATGCCCTGCAACATCAACATTGCGTCAAAGCCTTTGTTGAAGTCCTCAACCTGTTCGTTCATTTTGTCGGCCATTTCGTCAACGCCGACGCCCATACCTTTTGCCATGTCTGCGATTGATACATCCGCGTCGGTTTCCATGACTGGCGCGCTTTTAGCGTTTTTCCAAAAGCCCTCACCGCCCGCGCCGCTGATCTTTTCCATGTCGATCAGGTTATTGAATCCCGGTTCAAGTATGGAGCGATTATGGACTGTTCCGTCTTTTGACCAGATCAACACGCGGTCAGGATGCACTTCAAAGCTGCGGTTTTTGGCTTGGCGGTCATCGTTGTCACCAACCGCAGATTCATTAAACCCGAACATCGTTGGCTCGCCATAAGTCGGCGACATCTCGTCAGTATCCCATGAAGATACGGTCAACTGACCAGCCCACGCCGGAATGACGTCGACCAAGCCATCAATCCCGCCCGGTACTATATCAACCGGCTCGATGAACCTTTTGTCGTCGGCATAGCGCAGGATCAGACCGGAATAACCGCCTACCATCGAGCGGCGGTCTGCCTCGGCCAACTTCTGCCACAGACGCAAATCGTCAAACTTTTGCCGGATTTCACTCTCGGCGTATGTTTCTTTGGCGTCCTTATTTTCCCACAGTTCGGGATTGTCCTGCCACGTCTTAAGAATTGTCTGCTCAATGCCAGCGAACGCTATGCCGTTGCGCAAATATCGCTGGTACGCTGCGTCAAAATCAACATGATCGGGATAGCCAAAATCTTTATTGTGGTCGTGTTTGGCGTTCTGGAAATACCCCGGAAACATCGCTTCAATTCGGCGGGCTGCGTTCATAAGGTTCATCGGTTTTTCTTTCGCAGGAATATACCGGCTGATGCGCGAGGGGCCACGATCATGTCAAACGCGCGGGTCGCAGCGTCAATCTGATCTTTGAATTTACCCATCGGGAATGTTGACGCCTCGTCCAATAAATCACTGTTCCAATCGCCTGCCACAATGTCCACGTTTCCGGCCTCGACCTGTGCCGCCAGCGGCATTGCACGCGTTTCCTTGTCGCCCGTCTCAGGGCTTGCGGTGTAACTATAACCCATTAACGCATGTTTTAGCAAATGCAAAGCCCATGATTTACCAGCAGAGCCCGGGTCTTGCGGAATTGACCCGCGCACGTCTTGCCCGTCTGCCGCCGCCGTGGTTCCCAGCAGCCGCTCAACCCCTGCCGCATTTACCTGATCTTTGACGACGTGGGCGATGCACAATCGGTTGTCTGGGCCGATGCCCATCTTGACGCCAGCGGTCCGGGCCGCCGACGGATCATCGGTTGCGGCCAAGTCCCATCCCCGCACCCACCGATAGCCTGCAGGCTCTGCCTGGATAACGCGGAAGTCTGACCGCTTGAACATGCCGCCGCCGCGTGGAATGGGGTTTTGCTGATATAGCGCCTCCCATGACGCGTTCAGCATTGTGCTTTTACGCTCCATGAGGAAATTTAAAGGCTTTAGTTCGGGAAATAACGCCTCGCCCTCCAGTCTTTTCGTCTCATCTACTTCCGCAACAGCTGGATACCGCAGCACTTTTATGCGAGGGTCTCGGTCAATCAACCGCCCGAACGGGTCGTCCTCGTGCCAGCGGGTCATGATGCCCAAAATTGCCGCGTTTTTGCTGAGGCGCGTGAAAAAGTCATCGTTCAACCAGTCCCACGCCTTGTTTCGGATTGTTATGCTGTTGGCCTCAGCACGGCCTTTAATGGGGTCGTCAATCACCCCTAGGTCCATCCCCTGACCTGTGATCTGTCCTTGGACGGTCGTATTCCGAAAAAAACCTTCACGCCCCACATAGGAAAGCAATGTGCTGTTACGTGGGGATTGCGATGAAACAGTAACAGAATTTCGACTATTGATTCGAGTGCCTGCAAATGTGTTCCGGAACCGGTCTAAATCGTAAATGCGCTGCAAGTCGCGGTTTGCTCTAGTTCCCAAATCGTCCGAAAAACTGGCGTAAACTGTCTTGGTATCGGGGTTTTGACCCGAAACCCATGATATAAATTCGACGATCTGTCGGCTTTTACCGTGCTGCGGCGGCGCAGTAATGAGCAAGACTGGTCGTTCCCCAGCCTGCCATGCTCGCCAAAACTCCATCAGTTCACGTGATACTTCACGCTGCCACCATCCAATAATCATGCTTGGGGAAAGCATCTGCCTATACGCCCAGAACGACATGCGCGCTTCCGACTGCGCCTTAAGCGCCATCAGGTCTAGGTCAGTCTTTGAATATAGTTGACGGCAACCCTCGGTTTGCAAGCTCCATCTCCAATTCTTCATCTGTCATGGGACGATTGGGCGACATGCTGCCGTCCTCGCTAACATGGTTCACGTCAGCCGTTTCGCGCCACCGGGCGCGTGTCTTGAGCCAGAATGTCATGGACGCCGTGTCGCCACCCTTGGCCTTGTTAAATAGCGCGCCGCCGATTGTGGCGTTTGCTATCGCCATAGATAGGTCCAACTCGTCGCGGTAATGCTTGCGCAAGGTCTTTTTGTCGATGCCTATCACGCGGGCAATCATGTCCTGGGTCGTGCCGACCGTCGCGTGAAGCTGCACAAGCTTGCGCTGCGCATCGCTTGGCGCGTGCTGTTTGCGGCCACAGGGTTTTTTAGGCATTCCATCCATGCGTTAAATATAGCGCGGGTAATTATAGATGACAAGGTGCTTGACAGGTTGGACAATAGCGGGTAATAAGGATGCAGAGAGACACACCGGCAAGGAGCCAAGACCATGACAAACCGCCAGATCATCAACACCTTCGCAGAAACACTCACCGACGCATGCCACCCAAACCAGCCAGCGCTGAAAGCCGCATGCAAGGAAGCAGACACGAAATTTGGGCGCTTTCCCGGCGAAACCCTTTACGACGTGCGCCGGATGGCAGTCAACGAACAGTTCGCTTAATCAC